TCAATTATTAAAGTTCAAACAAACTCAAATTCCTCGCCAAAAGCCATAATAATAGGCTCAGGCCTACTTAACCTTTAAGTTTAAAACTTATATATCTCTTTTGTCAATAGGCAAATTAAAAATTTTGCCAAAATAGCTTAGTTTTATTATAACCGCCAGCCCTCTTTTGTCAATATCCCTCATATAACGAGGTATAAGCAGGACAAAACCCCCTTGCTCCTTTAGAACAAAAGTGCTAATTTATGTATAGTGTTGGCAACTCGATTTGTCATTCTGGCGTAGCGAAGAATCCAGACCTTCCCCTTCATTCAAGGTAACAAAATAAAAACAAGATTGGTATGGAAGAAAGATTGCTCTGGGATTTATTGCCTGAGGAATTCCCCTACGAAGATAAGGGCTGTGAGCTCTTTCCCTCCTGTCTTAACTGCCCCTTTCCTGATTGTCTTAAAGAGGAACCTTGGGGGAAGGAGAGGTTCTTAAAGCGTAGGCGGGCCGAGAGGATGCTGGAGTTGAAGCGGGAAGGGAAAAGCGTTAAGGAGATTGCCCGCATATTTGAGGTGAGCCCGAGAACGGTGCAGAGATGGCTGAAGGTGGTGGAGGTCAGCCAAGAGTCAGCGGTCAAGACTGGCAAGGAGAGATGACCCGAAATCCTAAGCACGAAATCCTAAATCCTAAGCAAAGGAAAGGAAAAAATTTAGTTCCTCTCATCTAATAATCAAAATTCAAAACAGAACGTTTTGCTATTTGAATTTGAGAATTTGGATTTGTTTAGGATTTAGAGCTTGGAATTTAGGACTTGGAGTTGAGAATGACAGGCTTTAACCCAGCTTCGCTGAATCGCATGGACACACAACGCCTCGCCAATTACCGCACCAACCTGGACTTTTACCAGGGCAGCCAGTGGCCAACCACATCACGCCATCGTCAGCTCGTCTTCAACTACACCAAGGTCTCTATCGATAAGGTTACCAGCTTCCTCATGCAGGGGCTTAATTTCGCTTGCTACCCCAGGGAAGGCACCGACGAGCTAAAGGCCAGGGCCCGCAGCACCGAGCGGCTCCTCCGCCAGGTATATGAAGAAAACAACCTGCAGGAGCTCGATTACGAGACCGAGATCGATGCCGCCGTCCTGGGCGATGGCTGCTACAAGGTGATATGGGATACCGACGAGAAGCGTATCCGGATAACCGCTCCCGATGTCTCCGGCATCTATGCCTGGTGGCTCGGTGATGATACTTCCAGAGTATGGCGGGTAGCTTCGAGATACACGCTCTCCCAGTACGAGGTCCAGCTTCTCTATGGCCGTACCATCGAGAAGAAACAGGCCACCATAACCGAAGCCTGGACGAGTAAGACCTTCGACCTTTACCTGGATAATGACCTCATGGAGTCCAAGCCCAATCCCTACGGCTTTATCCCCTTCGTTATCTTTCCCAACCTCCGGGAGCCCAAGAAGTTCTGGGGCAGCTCCGATATTCCGTCGCTTATCCAGCCCCAGCGGGAGTTCAACCGTGCCCTGAGCCAGCTATCCCGCATCCTGGAGCTGTCAGGGAATCCCATCGCCGTCCTGGAGAATATCGCATCAGCTGAGGACATAAAGGTTCAGCCCGGGGCCCTGTGGACCATACCCGAGGATGCTAAGGCTTATCTCTTAGACTTACTGCAAGGCGGTGGCGTCAGGCTGCATGTCGATTATATCGATGTGTTATACCGTGCCCTGCACGATATCTCGGAGATGCCTAGGGCCGCCTGGGGAAGCATCGAGAAAGAGCTCTCCGGAGCAGCCTTGAATATTGAGCTCGGCAGCCTCACCCAGAAGGTCACCAGGAAGCGGACTATTCGCACTAATGCCTACCACCAGCGAAACGGCCTCATCCTTAAGCTGGCCGGGAAATATATGAACGGAAACTTCGAGCAAATAAACCACCGGGTAGTCTGGGGGCCGATACTCCCCCAGGACACAGCCCGCCAGGCTCAGAACGAGCAGTTACTTGTCCAGGCCGGAGTCCACAGCCGGAGGACGGCCATGGACGAATTGGGGATCCAGGACCCCGACGAAGAGTTCAACAGGTGGTTGGAGGAGAGGAAGAAAATCCTGGAGATGAATAAGGAGTTTAGGGCATCGTCCACACGTGGCGGAGCGCGAGAGAGAGCGACAGCCGCAGAAATGGAAGTGCCTGAGTAATAACTCAAACCAAGGAGAAATGTATGGAAAACGAAGAGACCAAAGAGACACAGGAAACCCCGGAGAATTCCAATGAAGTTTCCACCCCCGAGGATCTGGAGGTCATCAATGCCCAGCTTGAGGAGGAGAAGAAAGCCAAGGCCGCTGCTGAGGCAAGCCTGACTGAGAAGGATGCCCGCATCGCCGAGCTGGAGACATCGCTAAGCGAAGCGCAGCAGGGAAGCGAAGCGGCTGTCGCTGAGATCGCCCAGGTTAAAGAATCTTATGGCCAGGCCGTCTCCAAATACCTCGATGCCGTCAGGCTTGCCAATTCCACCATCCCCCAGGACATCATCACCGGCGACACCATTGAGGAGATAGATGCTTCGCTGGCCAAGGCTACCACCATCGCCGAGTCCGTCAAGGCCAGCCTCGAAGCCCAGGCTAGAGAGGCCAAGGTCCCCGCAGGGGCACCCACCAGGGGCGAGATATCCCTCGAGGGCTTGTCCCCCAGGGAAAAGATCGCCGTTGGAATCCAGCAAAAAGGAGGAACTAGCTAAACATGAGTATCTCTTTATCAGAAGCCAGTAAGCTCTCGACCGATATCCTGCTTAAGGGAATCATCGAGACCATCGTCAAGGACAGCCCAATCTTACAGGAGCTGCCCTTCATCCAGATCATGGGCAATAGCCTGAAGTACAACCGGGAGAAGACTTTGCCCACCGTGGGCTGGTACGCCCCGGTGACCGGCACCTGGACTACTTCTGAGCCGACTTTCGAGCAGTGCTCGGCCAGCCTCTGCGTCCTCGGCGGAGACGCCGACGTCGACAACTTCCTCAAGGCCACCCGGAGTAATATCCAGGACCTCGAGGCCGCCGTCATCGAACTGAAGGCCAAGTCCTTGAGGAACGAGTTCGAGAACACCTTCCTGAACGGCGACTCTGGCGTGGACGCCAACCAGCCCGACGGCCTGTATAAGACCATGAAGGGCACAGCCTGGGAGGCCAGCACTGCCTACTCCCTGGGAGACGTCGTCGTTCCCACGGCCGGCCTCGAGAACGGCTTCAGGTACGAGTGTACCACCGCCGGCACCTCTGACACCTCCGAGCCCACCTGGCCCACTACGGAAGGCGGCACTGTTACCGACGGCACCGCCGTCTGGACCTGCCGACTCGGTAACCACCTCGGCTCGGGTCAGAACGGCGCCACTCTCGCCCTGAGCAAGATCGACCAGCTCATTGACATGGTCAAGGGTGGCAGGCCTGACCTGCTCTTGATGAGCCGCCGGTCCCGCCGGAAGATCACAGCGCTCGCCAGAGCCGCCGGCACCAATCTCCTCATCGGGGAGGGCAAGCTCGGTCAGGTGGTCGAGTATTACAACGGCATCCCCGTGGCCATCTCCGACTGGGTCAAGGACAACTACACCGTGGGCACGTCCAGCGATTGCTCCGCCATTTTCGCCTTCCAGATGGGAGAGGGCGCCGTCTGCGGCCTCTCCAGCCCCGAGATGGTTCAGGTCGAGCGCCTCGGGTCACTGGAGACCAAGGACGCTTCCCGCACCAGGGTCAAGTGGTATGTATCACTGGCCAACTTTTCCATCGTCAAGTGCGCCATGCTCACAGGAGTGAGAGACTAGCGGAAAGCAGGAGTCAGTAGTCGGAATCTAGAATTCAGAACCTATTGGCTACTGGCTCCTGACTACTAACAAGGTAAGAAGATGAACCTAACCGAAATGAGAGCCCGGCTCCGTGAGGACCTCCAGGACACCGACAGCCAGAACTACCGCTGGACGGATGCCGAGATAGAGGGAGCCATCGAGAGAGTAGTTATGGAGTACTCCCTCAATGCCCCCATCGAGCAGCAGGACGATATCGCCACCACCGACGGCGACACCGAGCTTGATATCTCCAGTCTGTCAGGCTTGCTTGAAATCGAGTCCGTCGAGTTCCCCATCGGCCAGACCCCGAAGTATATGCAGCGATTTGAGTACTGGGCCGGCCACCTTTACATGGAGGATGAAGGCGATGGAGAAGACGCCCGGGTAAGATGGCTTAAGAAGCATACCCTGGACGCCCAGTCCACCACTATCCCCGCCGAGCACGAGGAAATCATTGTCTTGGGAGCCACCGGTTACCTGGCCATGTCGGCAGCTGCTTATACCGTGGACCAGGCCAGCATCGCCGGCCGGCATGCCACCAGCAACTATAAGGCCTGGGGTAGGGAGCGCCTCGACCGCTACGACAAGAAGCTCAAAGCCATCGCCCGCACCAGCCGAGTAATCCAGAGGACATTCTACACCGATGAATAAACCAAGATTCCCCTCTTAGCATAAGAGGGGACAGGGGAGTTATGCTAGAAATCGGCATCCTCAAAAACTTCGACAGCGGTACCTATAAGGCCGGCGTCCAGCTCGCCGGCTCCCTCACGACCTACTTCGACGGCATCAGCGTGGCCAAGAATATCCCGTCGGCAGCCCTGGTCATCGGCAACTATGTCATCGTGGCCATTCCCCGGGGCAACCCCAGGGACGCCTGCGTCATCGCCACCTGGCCCCAGGGCAGCAGCGTGGGCACCCACGCAGGCACTCACGAATGGCTAGGCGATGACGAGCTTGATGTCGGTTTCCTTGTCCCTAACTACTTGCGCCTTTGGAATCGCTTATCCTTTCTATCAAGTGACTGGTGGACTGTTGTAACATCGGGAACTACAAATCACTATACCTATATTCATTTAGACACGTTAAGAGCCAGAGTTGATGCTGGCGCTTGGATAGCAGAATACCTTAAAAAACCACACTACATTGATTTGTCAAAAGCGGCCAGGCGCTGGCGTTTAGCAGGCTTAATTCAAAGCCGCAGGAGTGTTGCCGACCATATAACCTGGTGGGGACTTTTCACCAATCCTGATACCCCAACCGACACTGAAGACCACATAGGCATCAAGATTGTCAACGGCGAGCTTTTTGCTTCATGCGGCAACGGTACTAATGGAAATCAAGAAAGCACTGGAGTCACCCAATCTGCTTACGATGAGAGCTATGTCATTATCCGCACATATTCAAACAAAATAGAGTTCTACATTGACGGAGTTTTGACCAATACACTTACAGCTTACTTACCTGGGACTGGCCCTTTGACCTTTTCCTGCTACATCAAGAATAATCCCGCAGGTGGAGACCACGAAGTAGGCTTTTCCCCGGTTGAAACATGGGTATCACCAGAATAGGCAGACAACTAAGGAAGAAACCAATGACCAAAGTAAAACAAGTACTCCTCCCTGTCATTGAGAGGAGTGAAACGACAAAGCAATTTCATCAAAGGAGGAAAGCCATGCCTAAATCAAAAGTAAAAGAAGCAATTTCCTCTCTGTCATTGCGAGCGAAGCGAAGCAAACTCAAACACAAGGAGGAATCAATGAGTAAAGTAAAAGAAGCCATCTCAAAGGAGAAGACCAAGGAGGGACTCCCCAAAGAGGCCTTCGCCATCGTCGGCGACCCTCAGGATCCTGAGACCTGGAAGCTCCCCCACCATACCAGAGCCATCTTCCGGGCTCTTAAGGGCCGCCTCGATATCGAGAAGACCGTAGATTGGGACCGTATGCCGGCAGCCGTCGCCGCCCTCAGCCCCGGCGGTTACCGTGGGGAGAGAGTCCAGGCCTCCGAGGAGGGCATCATCAAGGCCGCCCGGCATTTAGCCAGGCATTATGAAAAGGCCGGAAAGTCCGTCCCCGACACCCTGGGCGCCTTGATCTAGTTCCCCTCTTAAGGTAAGGGGGGATAGGGGAGTTACGAAAAAGGAGTGAACATGCCGGAGGAACAGAACAAAGCTAACCCGACCCTGGTGGAGGTTTTCACTAATTTTTTCCGGGCTGCCACCAGGCCCGCCGTCACTATCATCTTTGCCGCCGTCATCGCCCAGGTCGTCATCGACGGAATCGCAGCCCCCCAGTGGTTTCTTGCCCTGGCCAGCGCCTGCATCCTCTGGTGGTTCGGTGACAGGACGGTGCAGCACATCAAGGAGAAGAAGGATGGATAAACCAAAGGGATTCCTAAAAGGGATTGACATCAGAGGCTTTATAGACACCGGTGAGGAGTGGCACGCCTTCGTCATCGGCTTCTGTGAAGTCCTCTGCCCCTGGCGAGAATTTAGACAAGATGTATCTGCAAAATTAGCCCAGATTCTCAAAGACGAGCATCATTATTACCTGTTCGGCCGGGCCCTCGGCGTCATCGCCTGGCTTATCATCGCTAAAATCATTCAGGAGGCCTTCTTTAATTAAATTCTAATCGCTAAATCCGAAATGCTAAACAATATCAAAGCTCAAAAATCCAATGACCGAAACGAGAGGGTTTTGAATTCTGGAATTAGGATTTAGAATTTGTGAGAGAAACATGAAAACTCTCAGCGCTACTCTCCTCGCTGCCCAGAAGAAAGCCGACCGCCTCCCCTATGTCGAGGCCAAGGCCTATGACTACGAGGCGGGCATAAAAAGGCTATCCTGGACGAGGCTCTATGAAGGCTCAGAGCCGGACAACCATCACGGCATCGCCTTCGACGGCCAGGGCAGCATGCACCGCGTTCGGGCAGCAGCAAGCAATACGCTCTACCACCAGAAAATCACCGACCCCGGCCCGAGCTCTGACTACTCTCAGTGGACTCAAATCGCCACCGACTGCGACGGTCCCTGTGCTATTGCCGCCTGTGGAGCTAATGTCTATATCTTCTACAAGACCACGGGCAACGTCCTCTGGAAATACTACTCCCACGACTACGGCCAGTCCTGGGATAACGCTCAGCTCGTAAGTTACGCCGACGTCCTCTCTATGGCTGCGTGCTGGTGGGGCACCGGCGACGTCGTCGTCTGCTTTGCCCTCAAAGCCAGCCAGATTAACGGTATAACCCTGGACACTTCCACCCAAACCGCTACCCCTCACATGTGGTCCGACTCCAACCATCCCTTGCTCGATACCTACGGCATCGGAGTCGCCTTCAACGCCTTCTGGCCGTGCTGTGAGATAGTCTTCGCCGGCAAGGAGTCCGACAGTCTCTATAATCACTACGATCTTTTCAGGACCTGGTTCTCGGATACCTATAACTTCCTGGCTCTGGAAAGCTTCCTCATGTCCCCGGACGGAGAGGGTATCACCTACGAATACCCCGAATGCCATCTTCCCTCGGGCGCCCAGTCCTATGAGACAAACCGTATCGTTGCCGTGGAGAAGTTCACCGGTACCACTGCCTACACTCGCCCCCTCGCCTGCCATATGGTAAAGGGCACATACT